AGAAAAGGGCGGCATAAACCACCCTAGTCTTTATCATAATGTTAGTTTAACATCATGAAGTTGTTTGCACCTTGTACTACTAAGCATCTTTCAGTTAAGAAATTTACAGTCATAGCATCTAAGTCAGATGATACTGCTCCAACAGAACCAGTAACCCAAGTTTTCATTTTTCTACTTTCAGTTTGAGAAGCTCTATATCTAACATGTAAGAAAGGACGTTTCATGTTCTTTCCTAATTGTTGATCGTAAACTGAAGATACACCAGCTGGTATCATAACTCCACGTACTGCACCAGCAGTATTTCTGTCGTTAATACCACCTCTTGTAGCTAAATCGTTTAAGTACTTCCAATCAGATTTGTAAAAATCGTATGAACCTCTTCTGAATCCTGAAAAACCTAAATTTAACGCCATGTCTTCGTCGTTGTCGAACACTCCATAAGAAGTACCTCCAGCTCCGTAAGAATTCATTGAAGCTAACATATCGTCTACAGCAAGAGCAGTTGCTCTATTTAAGAACATCATGTTTTCTTCAATAGCTCCGTTCTTATCGAACTCAGCTAAAATAGCATCAAACTCAGCTAAATCAGTAGCAGCATTAACACCTGTTACTCCAGATGTTTGATGTCCTCTTGATTCAATAGCAGAGAACAAACCTTCAGTACCAGCAGTTCCAGCACCACCATCAGTAGGTAGAGCAATAATAGAATCTGCAGCTACTTTCTCAGCTTCAATACACGCCATTTCACAGTAATCAGAGAAACGAGATCTAGTGTCACCTTCTGCTTTTAAGTACCAGTAGTAACCATTTTGCCCGTCTTCTCCAGATACTTCAACCCAACCAACTTGAGCAGCATCAGATCCTGATACCTCAAATTTATCTTTCATAATAATTGGTTTGTTAGTAAATGTAGTAAACTGAGGTTCGTTAGAACCATTTCTGTTTGTCATAGTATTATATGCTGTTCCTTTAGAATATTCAGAACCATAAACCATTATAGTTAAGTTGTCTGAGTCACCAAAGCCAACGTTGTCTAAATGTTCATGAGAATAAGGTTTAACAGTTATAAAGTCTGTTGCACCACCTGAAGATGTTGCAGTTGAAGCATTATCAGCATCAACTACAGAAACTAAACATTTTGCAGTTAATGTTGGTGAAGCTACTAAAACTGTATCTCCAACTCTAATACCATGAGTAGTACCAGCATCAACACCATCAATATCAGTATCGATTTGAATAGTACTAATGTTTGCAGTACCTATAGTACCTTTGTAAGATAGATGTAATCTACCTTGTTCTGACCAAATAACTTGATCAGCTGACATAGCTTCTTCTGCACCTACTTGAGCTAAGAAACCTGAAATTGTTTGTTGTCCGAATACTTCAGCTTCTTTTTCCATTAGGTCAGGAAGATATTGCTGTGCCCATCCATTGTTTTGGATGTCTAAATAATTCTCAGATGTTGTCGCCTGTATCGCAGCGCCTCTAGTCTGAGCTCCTGATGTAATTGCCATAATATATTTTTTTAAATATTTTTAATTAATTTTTCTTTCTAATTTTAAAAGATCTATTTTTTAGATCGGTTGAAGAGTCTCCCAACACTCTATACTTAACACCACCAACATTTGTTTCACCGTGTGTTTGGCGTGGATTGGTATTTATGTTTTTGCTTTTTGCTATTTGTCCTTTTATTGCATCAGCCTTACCTTGTTCGTAAAAGTGATTAGCAATAGCATCAGAGTTCATAGCTGTAAATAAAGACTTGTGGTAACCTTTAGCATCCTTAATAGTTGTGTTATCTTCACCAACAAACTTGTTGATAAAATTATTAAGATCACTTTGTGTTTGTTTTACTTTATTAGCATCTTTAACATTAAACCTAAATTTCTTGTCTCCAACTTGATAATCAAAACCTTTGAAATCGTCATTAAAAACCTTATCAGTTTTTTGTAAAAATGTTTTTTTAGTAGTCTCTGTTAACTTTTTTTGCTCTTCAGATTCTTTATTGTATCTATTAAAAAAGTCTATAGCCTTTTGTTGTTCACTTGTAAGTCTACTTCCTGATTTAATATCTTCATAATATTTAGACTTTTGCCCGTCTAAATGGGCTTTAGCCTCGGCAACTTGCTCTTTTAAGGCTATTTTCTTTTTTTTCACATCTCTTGGTTCATCAACTTCTTCATCAAAACCAAAAGTATCTTCTAATAAAAAGCTTCTTTCTTCTGGTGATAAATGAGATTTAGTCGACCTATAGTATTCGTCTAATATTTCAGAGTCATCTAGTTTAGATATGTCTCTGTTTAGATTTACGTAGTCGTTTAAATCACCACCCGTTTCTTCCATGAAATCTACAAGCTTTTGTATGTTCTCTGGTAGAGGTTGTCCAGTGGCTTCTGCCTTCGTCACAGCCTCTTCAATTTCTTCTTCAACTTCAGATACTTCTTCGTCTATTGTTTTTTCTTCTGTTACATCTTGAAGCGTAGGTGTATCGTTTTCAACCTCGTCTAACGATTCCTTTTCTTCAGTTTGTTCTACCGTATTTTCTTCTTTAATTTCTGGAGGTGGTTTACTTAAGTCAATTTTAAATACGTCATCGTTTCCTGCGCTGTCAAACTTAGATTCATCAATTTTATTGACAACCTCTTCTATAGGTGTATCAATTTGTTCAGTTGTTTCTTCAACTTGCTCTGTTGTTTCCTCAACAACATCATTGTTTTGTTCTTCCATAATAAAATTTTATAAAATAATAAATAAGACTACATGCTTAAGCCTGCGTCCCCTGTAACTATATCATTACCTGATGATTCAAACTTTTTAACCGAATCACTCTGTTTTCTTTGGTCTATCATATTCATTTGGTGACCAGCCTGTTTATCTACTCTTTGATCTTTTCTATTTTCTCTAACCTCTTCTCTTTTATCATCTATCTCTTTTTTTGCTCCTTGTATTTCATTGTTTAATTCAAACTCTAATCTCATTAACTCTTTCTTAACTTCAGCTTCTTTTTCTAAATATTGAATTTTTAATTGATTTCGTGTTTTTTCTAATTCAGCTTCAGCTTGAGTTTTAGCTTGATTTTTTTGAACTTCTGCTTGTGCTGCAGCTTGTTGCGCTTGTTGGTTAGCTTGGGATTGAGCTTGAATATTCTGTTGTTGCATAGCCTGATCTCTTGCTAGTTTTTTCTTTCTTTTAACTTTTAATAATTGATTAGCTAGTTTTACATTTCTTACTGATCGCAAATCTATAGCGTCATCTAAGTCAATCATTTTTTGTGCTAAAGCAACCTGTATGTTATTTTCAAGCATTTGTTTTTCTTCATCATCTGGTAGTAGTTCTATAAATATACCAAAATCATAAAGATGTAAACCTTTTAATTCTTCAAGCGTTGCTACATTGTGAGCACCAATTGCTTGTATAAAAGCGTTTCTTGTTGGTGAGTACTCTACTATATCAGATATTCTTAATGATAAACACTCTGCGACTTCAGCTGTTAAGTACAACATTGATTGCAGCACATGTCTAGTTGCTGTATTAGAATTTGCTGCCGCAAGTTTTTGTACACCAACTAAAGCATTTTTATCTGGAGTACTACCATCTCTTGCTTCATTAAGTCCGGTTACATCTCTTATCATTTGTAAATAATAATTATATGTAGTTATTAGACTTTGTATTTTATTTCCACCAGCACTACTTTGAATTTGCTGTATTGGCACTTTACCTGGGTTTTGATCACCATCTCCAGTAAAACTTCTACCAATAACAGAACCAGTTTGAAAGAACATGTTTAATGCTTCTTGTGGATTATAGTTTGTTCCATTACCAAGATCAACTTCTGCTAAACCATCAACATCAAGATATACTCCATCAGGGACCATCCTTGACATTACTTGTTGTAGCTTTAAATGAGTTAGTTGAATCATGTCAGCAAAACCTGTTATTCTACTAACAAGAGATGATACTTTACCTCTATACATTCGTGGTGCTACTATTTGATAGTTCATTTTAACTGAACCAAAATCAGAATCTGACCTCATCATGTTATCAGCCATTTTCCATCTTATTAGTTTATTTGGTCCAATTAAGTAAACACCTTCATACAAGCACTCAACAACTCTTTCTAATTTGCTAAAGTCTCCATCCATATTTTCTACAGGAGGATTAAATGTGTCATCTTTTTCAATAACCTTATCTGCTCCTGTTCCAGTTTTCTTTAACTTGTAAACATCATTCATATGAGTTTTGTAATTAAAGTATAAAACTTGTATTTTGTTTTTATCTGTATTAGCTTTGTAATTAGCTTTATTGTAAGCGGTACTACCAGAAGAATCTACAATTTCTTTTATTTCGCTTTCTGTTAACTCTGGAAACTCTTTAACTAGTTCGTTTATTGGAACGTCTTTAACTTCACCAACATAATATATGTCTTCAAAGTATGGTGATTCAGTGTAAGAATAAACTAAATTAGCTGGATCTACGTATTTTACTTTAGCTCCATCGTTCCAATCAAAAGTAGTTTTGGTTGCAGATACTCCTAGTACTGTTAGATCATATAGACATCTTCTTCTAACTAAGTCGTAATCACTATTTTCTAATAAAACATTTATAGCTTGCTCTTCTGCTAACTCTACAGCTTGCTTGTAGTTAAGCTGCATGTGAAGCGCTAGCTCCTCTTCGGTATCAGGTAAAGTTTCTTTTTTGTTTTTATATAGGTTTATTCCAAATTTTTGCTCAACGATATCATTGTACTCTTTAGATCTCATATCCTTTATCATTGAGTCCATGAACTCAGTTCTTTTACTAACACCATATTGATCTTGAGAAAAAGCGTTAACCTCATAAGATCTTTGAGCCATGCCATTTACGACAATGTCTACAAATTTAGATACTATAGGTACTGGTTTCCAATCTAAGTTTAAATAAGATAAATCACCGTTTATTGATAATTCATTTTTATACTTTTGTATTGGTTGTTCACCTCTAGCGTATAATCTTAAATGATGATACTCATTTACGTTGCCATCAAACTTTGATGTTACCCCAGAAAACCATTCGTGTTTTATGGCCCTAGCAAC